ATGTTGAACTGACGTAGGACAGCTTCCCTAACATCCTCTGCAACTTGTGCAGCATTTTCACTTGAGAATGTCGCTTTATTATTTACTACACCCTCAAGATAACTGTGGATAGCGAGTTCAGCAGGATGATTAAGACTATTCATCGTCTACAGTTACCGTGATGAACTCTTCCACAACACTATCGTCTTCTTCCGGCTCACCATGTGCAGCCTTGTCCCACTCAGACAAGACCCATGTGTTGAAGTTTTCAATATACGTCATAAACTCTTTGAACACATCTTGGTCTTCCGGTGTGACCTCAAGGTTATTCTGCATATCAATATTGACAACGGGTACATAGAATGTAGAACCAGTCGGCAGTTCACGGCCCTGCGTTTCAATCATCATGTGATGCTGTGGTGGAAGACGACGCATCTGCCCCAGCTTATTAAAAGCCTGACCTACGTTCTTAAAACCTTCCTTGCTATCAATCTCCCACACACATGGCACATCTGTAACATCCTGCGCGTCACCCTGTTCCGTGGTGCCAGACATGGATGCAGTACCAAAAACAACACGAACTCTACGTATCTGACGTATAAGTTCCTTTGTGCCATCAGGCAACGCATCAAAGTCTTTGATATAACCACCAGGTTTTCCACAGTTAAACGTACCAACACTATCCTTCAGGTCAATGTCTAGGGTATCTGCCATAACAGTTTTCTGATAGTTGTTGGCGTTGCTATCATATCGCTGATACATAAAGCGTTGAAGGAAAGGACGCAGCACAACTTTGTCAGCATAGATGACTTGGTTGTCTGTGTTCTGCAAACCCAGCGCACCAGCAGATACAATCTCCATCTTCATGGTCTTGCCATTTACGTCAGCATCACCCATGATAGATTTCTTGTTAATACGCAGCCGTGCTAGACTAGACTTCTTCTCGCCTGTGTCATAAGCCATGCCCATCATCTGTGCCATAGCTGCGTAATTGTTGGTATCAATAGTTGTTAGTTCACTCATATTTGTTGACTCCTTTCTGTGAAAAATAAAGACGAGTTATATCACATTACGTCTTTCGTGTCAAGCCAATTTGGACCAATTTTTGCTTCTAATATAAGAGGCACATTGAAGTCAATGCCCCACCTACCTGCAATTAGTCTAGGTAATTCTTTATTGGTTGTGTCTATCGCTTGTAACACAAGCCTTTCTTCCATAGGGTGCATATCAATTACAATACTATCATGCACACTGTTCACGATGCAAGACTTTGCATGCTGTAATAGTGAGTCAATATGTAGCAGAGCAACAGGAACAATATCTGCTGTCGCCAATGACTGCACAGGATAGTTCTTTAATTGTGTAAAGTGTGACACACGCCCACTCTCTAGCCTTTGTACATCAGGGAAAGCAAACTCCCTGCCAGAAGGTGTGACAACCTTCTTGTTTTCTAAAGCCTCTTTAGCCAATCTGGTATGCCAATTTGCGATGCCTTTATACTTCTCCGTGAAGTGTGTGTAATACTCTGCCTCCGCTGGCGTTCTCCCAAAGCCCGTTGCGCCATAAAGAGGTGCGAACGTGTGCGCCTTTGCTTCTTGACGACTCGTCGGTTGACCAGCATCAGTAATAACTTGACTGGTATATGCATGTACATCAAATCCTGTAGATACTTCTTCAATTGCAACTCCATCTTGTGACAGGAAAGCAGCTACCCTGAACTCAAGCTGTGCGAAGTCTGCTTCCACAATTTTACCATTATCAAAACGTGATACAAACACTCGCTTGACAGGGAATGTACCACCACGAGGCATGTTCTGCATGTTGGGGTCAGCACCACTGAAGCGACCTGTGGCCGTACGATGCTGCAACAGTCGAACATGTAGCTTGCCATCATATTTTGTGTGCGTCTTGATGCCATCTACAAAGGATGATAGATATGTATCTAATGCACTTAACCTGCTGACATCATTAAGAAAATCCCTAGCTACTTGCATGTTGTTCTGTGTAGCTATACCTTTAAGTACACCCAAGTTACCCTTGCTTGTGGAGAAACCATTGGCACTAGCCCACTTGGCATTGGGTGCCGTAAACTTTAGACCAGCAACTTCCTTTGTTCTCTGATACAGAAAGCCTGACGCTGCACAGTCTACGCATTTGTTTGGTTTGCTGTATGGGTCACCATTCTTTTTTGTCTTGCGAATATAACCTGTGCCATTGCATGGTTTACATTTAACTGCGCCAGTTTTGTAAACAATCTCTGTCTCAGTCTTTACAACATCGTTAAAGTCTTTTTCTTTCATGTAAGGATGGATGGCGTTGGCCCATACAGTTTTGTTCTTTGGCTTACGACTATAAACAACCCACGACAGTTGCTCTGGGCTGTTGAGATTGACTGGTGTATCCCCCATCAACTCACGTACCTGTGCTGTCAGGTTGTGCGTCAGAATGTCCTTCTCCTGCTGAAACTCAGCCCTAACATCCTCAAGCGCATCCATGTCCACAGTCAAGCCACGCTGATAGATACGTGCCAGACATACAGCTACCTGATTTGTCAGGTCAACTGTACCCATCAATCCACTATCTGTTGGTGTATTCAAACGATACATCAACTTGTCAGCAAGTTGCTGCGTAGCCTCAAGGTCAGCAGAAAGATATGATAGTAGTTCATGCCAAGGTATATCACGAGTGCTGAAACCCTGCTTGAAGTATTCTTTGAGTGTGTCTTGCTTCTTAGTATCAAGATTATACCTTTCAGCACATGCCTCAAGAGATAATGGCTCCTTTTGCCCACGTTGCATGACATACTCTGCCAGCATTGTATCAAATACTGGACCATCATATTTGAACCCAGATTCCCAAAGCCATAACAGGTCATGCGCTGCGTTGTGCATAATTAATACAGTAGTTTTATCTAACCACTGTTGTACTACAGTATGTCCGGCATCGTCTGCTGGTACATCATTATGGTCAAATGTAACAATACACGATACACCTTGGTCATTTAACATACCTACCATAGTTAAGCTGTTGTCTGGCTCAAATGGGTCAAGATGCATTTTGCCATCACGCTTTGTTACAGTATTCTCTACATCCAGTGTTAGCTTCATACTTCATATCTCCCATAAACATTATCCAAATTACAATGTAGTCGCCCATGCCATCCTGTCAACTTATTCTTCACAATATTTAGGTGACGCTGTGGGTCTTGCTTGTTCTGCCCTTCGATGAGTGGGTTGGCTGCAATCAGTATCATCAGGTCTGCTTCTGCTGCCTTGCCTGTCTTTGACCCTTCCATCATACTCTGGTTCAGGACTGTCTTACCCTCTGCTTCAGCAGACAACTGCGACATGTAGAACACAACGCAACCATACTGCTTGCCAATCTCTCTAGCATAGATGACGTTTGCTTTCAATGCTTCGTCTTGTCTCGTATGCCCGTGCATCGTAGCAAACTTATCACCCATGTCCAGAACAATTACGTCAGGCTGATAGCTTTTGACCACGCTCTCTACCCATGCCATGTTCTTACCTGTCGAGTCTTTGAACCTGATGTTGTCTGTAATTTGATTGTATAGGCTGTGTGCTTTCTCCTTATCCCTAGATATTTCTTCCATCGTCATGTGTGTCGCAGCAGTTAAGTATCTTTCTGCCACACGCAGTGCCTTCTCCTCGTTACACAGGATGATGCACTTAGCACCTTGATGTGCAAACCCACGAGGGCCAGCAATCATGCTGGCATGAAAGGATGTTTTGCCTGTATTTGGCCTAGCACCAATCTCAATTAGCTGACCAGCATTGACACCCCTAATCTCTTGTGCCAGCGTTGGCAGGTTAAACTTCCAACGACTCTCTAGAGAATGACTCTCCAATATTGAATCAATGCTGATGTCTTCCCACTCAAGATTCAGGTCGGGGGTGAAGTCATCGTTGTACTTTGTAAGCAACTCCCTCAGAGGCTCCATAGTGGCCTCATCACCATTGGAGTAGTTTACCCCCATATTGACGATTACCTTGCCTATATAACGCTGAAACAGGCGGGAAACCACATCTGATGCTATGTCCTTACCCATAGGCTTTTCGCTACTCAGTTTGTGAAATAATTCCTGATAGGAATGTTCTTGTGCTGTAGTCAATGCCGGAGTATGTGCCAGGAAATACATTGATACTTCCTCTGGGGTAACAGACCTTTTGTATTGCTCCATCATCTTATCAATGCAGCGTATAATCTTTACACTTTCGTCAGTGAACAACTCATCTGGACATTTGTTCACCCTATGTTCTTTATAGAACTCCTCGTCCATCAAGGAGCGAATCATCGTCATTTCCATTGCATGTCTCCTAGTAGTTTCATATCTCTATCGTTCCTGTATTTAAAATCCTGTTGTAAATTCAGTATCTTAACTGTGTTTACATAGTTCTCCAAAGCCTGTGCATGGGTTGCCGACTTGGCAATAGCATCAGGGTCAAGAGCAACTAAGACAGTGGAGAACTGTGCCAGATACTGTTTGTGAGTTTGTTGTAAACTCGTTCCAAGCAACGCCACCCCTACAAAACTTTTGACATTGCCAACAACAGCAGCACTAACACAGTCCTCCACCACGACAGCGACAGAACCAGTGCCACAGATATAGGGGAGACTGCTAGACCCATACCTCTTCCACTTTGGCTGTCGCCTTGTCAACGCCCTACCTGTGGCGTCAACAATCTTATTATCGTGCCTCACCAGAAACACAGCGCGTTCCTCGCGCACATCATACATCAACCCCAACTCAACAGCATCCAACTCATAGCTGTCTGCCCAGTCTCCTACAACTTGATTGCACGGGACGATGTATTCTGGTAGCACAAAATCCTCTTCCTTCTTTTTTTGGCGCATCAGTTCGATATCATCTATCGACCACATGACACCCTTTGCACCACTAGCTTTACATGATGCCTTATAACAATTCCACACAATGCTGCCACCTTTATTAGTAACAGAAAAAGTATTGTACCCATTACAGTAAGGACAATTGGTGCGAATAGTTTCACCATAACTAACATCATAGTCATTTAATATATCATTTAATGTTACTATCATATTATATATCCTTCCTTTGCCGCATCTAATGTTTAACTACCATGATTCCGACGCTTTGTCAAGGCATAATTTGCACTGTCGTATGTGTGCTTCATGTATGGCTTGACTGATTGTGGGTTAGCGTGTCCTGTAACCGACATGATTTGTCCTATACTTACACCTGCATCAACCATTTCAGTTGTGCCTGTTCTACGCAGGTCACGCAGCTGCAACTCACTGGACAAACCAGCATCGTCCATCACCTTCCTAGCATGTTTCGGTAGCTTGTACATGCTATAGGGTTTGTACACACCGTCGATGGGGTATGGTCTAGGTGACACGTACTCTTGAAAGCCAAAATCCTCCTGTTGCTGCTTCAACATGTCGCACAACTCTTCTGATATTGGTAGAAAAACTTCTGCCCTACGCTTTGACTGCTCAATATGCACAGTCATCTTATCAAAATGTATAGCATCCCATGTCAAGAGTCGCATGTCACCTAGACGTTGACACCACTCGTAGGCCATCTGTGCAATCAGTCCTATGTTCCTTGTATTAAAGTCGCTGTATGCGACAGACAAAAACTGTTGAACATCTTCTGAAGTCCAGACAACCTTACGAGATTGTGTATTCCTTTTCTTCACCTTGTCAAAGGGATTTGTGCTGACGTACTCCATCCTCACGCCATGATTAAAAACAATCCTGGCTACTGACATCAGATGGTTTGCGAATGACACACCTCTCTCACACCATGTGTCGTATGCCTTCTTAGCATACAGTGGTGCAATCAAACTGAGAGATGTTCTACCAAAATGCTGCACCAGTATCGTGATATGATAATCATATTGCACTTTAGTTTCCTGGCGCAACTCTCTGTATTCTAACGACTTTTTGTAATCGTCAGACAAGTCCCTGAATGTTTTCATAGCTAGAACCCAAACACTGCAATCATCAGGATGAGTCCAAAGAATGCGATGATAATATCCATCTCTACATATCCCACTCTTTGATTTCAACATCCTTATCGACAAGGGCGTGTTTCAGACCCCACCATGCGTCATCCACTTGGCGCAGGTCATCATAGTCGAGGGTGCAAAACTCGCTGACCCGACTACGAATCGGAACCCATGCCTTGAGCAAAGTCAGGATAGCATCCTGCTGCGTAGGCGTCATAGCCTTCCAGCATTCGGTTGCTGCTTCACGCTTTAATTCCCATTCATTTACTGTCTCACTCATATGTAGTCTCCTTTCAATCACAAGATGTCTGTCGGGTAATTACGGCTACCCAACACTGCCGTTCTTCGTCGTACTTGACTGGGCTAACTAGCCTCGTTCCATATCCAAGAGGATGCCACCCCTTGAAATATAAGTCAACCTTTTTTTGCAGACCAGCTTCTGTTTCGTCTGTCATCTCTACTCGTATGTCTTTCATCAGCAGTATATCCTTTCCATAATTCCATTGAAGGCATGTAAAAACATCCATCCTATGCTGGCCCATATACACGCAAACAAGAACATCTCAATGCCGTCATGCGTGAGGTAGTAGTCCACTACCTTGTCCCATAGATTACTCATAGATATTTCTCCTCTGCTACTGATACAAACATATCAAATATCTCCTGCAACTCTCGTCCAATCCACGCCTTGTCTATGACATAATCATCTGGCACATTCTCTAACATATCAAGTATCATATGCAATCGAATGTATGGGTTATGTGGTTTGTTTGTATCAAGTAAAAGCGTTACTTCATTCATGCTCACCCCCATTGCCTCTACCCAAGCCACCAAAGTAATTAGGCTTACGCTTGGCTGTTTCAAACACACCAGCAGTGATGAAGATACCAGCAATCAACAGGGCATGGGCAAGCGCACTGATGCCAAAGGCCATAACACTACCAACCCACATGCTGAATATGATACACCACATCCATGCCAGCACCTGCATAACCATGTGCCGTGTGTTCATGTCCGGTATGTGGGACAAGGGATTGTAACGCCAATCCATAATCATTTTCCAGGTATTATGCATCGTCTTTCTCCTTTCGTGGGGGCTGATATAACCCCCATTTGATGAGCATTTCTGTTTCAGCTTCATGATTGGGATTGTCCCACTCAATGTCTATGATGTGCTTGTCATCCCAGTCATGGTCGAATAACATCTCCTCGTCCATGTCAGTCCATCCTCGTGACAAAGTAGCCATCGTCAGTCGGCAGCGCAGTGATTGCATATGGATAGAAGTACACAGTGCCATCCTTTGTCTGCATCTTGCCCACATATTCTAGGTCTTCATCCTCTTCATGTGGACTTTGATACAGGCCATCTTCTGTAACCGTGCCTTCAAACTCATACAACTGACCAAAGCCATAGCGTTCTGTCATGTATTGCACAAGGTCTTTGCCACCCAGGATATTGTATTCGACAACCCAGTGAGGCAACAGACCAAGCGATTCGACAAGATGTTCCTTCGGTGCATCATAGCGCGTGGTGTTCAATACCAGATTCATGTCTACTCTCCTTTCTATTTGTAAGCCTTCTTAGAAAACAGGTCAGCCAATGACACAAGGTACATCTCCGACTTGTTGTAGTCACCACCTTTTACCTGACGAGGCTGCATCTTGTCAAGCACTTTCTTCATGGTGGCTGTCGGGAAGATGATAGTACAATACATATCATTATCCTTGTCTGCTAGGTTCTGCACCCAATACGCAGCCTCTGTCGCATTGATGCCGGATGGTTTATCAAAGCACTGGTATTCCACAGCGATGTTGCCCCACTTCGTCCACATCTCATTGCGTTCAGTCTTTATTTCAAACTTGTCGCGTGTCATGCCCATCATGTGCAGGAACGTATCCTCGCCCCACTCTCCGAAAGACATATCGAAATCAAACTTCTTTTGGTTCTGTTTATCTGGCCGCATAAATGTTCTCCTTTCTATGCATAGTTTTCGCGCAGGTGGCGATTAGGATGTGACCATCCTTCGTAGTCGTCGTACATATCTGATGGATAGAACTTGCCCTCTGGAAAGCTGGCTGTTGTATCCTGCCCATCTACATACGAACCATAGTATTCCATACCATACTCGACATAGTATGCTTCAAAGTCATACCCCCTTTTGTGCATGGCGTCAAACACTTTGTCAGGTGGTGACCACGCCGTGTCGAACTTGACAATCAATACGTCATCCTCGACTTCAGTTTTTAGACACCGGATATCCCACTTGGTTCCCCAATTCTCTACACGCCAGTCGTACCAGCCTGATGCCACCTCCTCTTCAGGTGGTTCCGGCACAATGTATTCACACAGCTGACCTTCCTCAATGGCCTTGACCAGCGATGGGTTGTGGTTCTTGATATACATTACATTCTGACACCAATTAGGCATGATTTGTCTCCTTCATTCCGTTAAAGATATGTGATATTACATCAACTGTCCACCCATTGCCAAGCATTTTATAGCGTTGGGTATTGCTGACATGGTTGGTGTACCCTTCTGGTACAGTCTGCAATCTCTCACACTCCAATGGTGTAAGCTTACGATAGTCTGCCATCGTGTCATCAGCGAACACTAGCTGTCGTCTACGCTTCTGAAAATACTGCGTCTTGTTGCCACCCTTCCAGTAGTTGGCGTCGATACAGTACGACTTGTCCCTATCGACATAGCCAGATTCAATGACATCCTGTAACAGAATACCCTTGTCCAAAGGCTCATAGTACCTACCAGCAAATGATATGTTCGTCCAGTAGTATCGTTGCCGGTTCTGTGCCGACACCTTGTCGCTGTTGATGAATATAGGCTCGACATCCAGCGCGTCACTGATGATGTCCATAGACGACTGCTTCATCTTGACATTCTCTAGCATGAAATACTTGGGCTTGAGTTTGCCCAGGATTTTTACATACTGCCAGAATAGCTTGGAACGTGGGTCATCAAAGTGACCATGCCGTCCAGCACTACTGAATCCCTGACATGGACTGCCACCAATCAACAGGTCAATGCCACCCTTGTCTGCCATAGCATTAACCCAATTCATAAAGGCACGGCTGGTGCAGTCGCCTAGCTGTACAGTGTCGGGATAGTTAGCCGTCGCCACCTTGATGGCATACTTGTCTATCTCGCTGGCATAGTATTTGCCAACACTGATACCGGCACGGTCTAGGGCAATACGTCCACAGGACATGCCATCAAACATCGACAGTACATTCATCGTCTTCATCCTTTCCATACAGGTTGTCTGCTTCCTCTGGTGTTAGGTCAAACCTACCACAAGGTGACTGGGTTCTGTCAAGTATCCAGATGCCCTCATATTCAAAGCCCTCATTGCGTTGCATTAAATGTCCTTTCCTGCATCTGCTGCTTTGCCTTACGGCTTGCCTTCCGGTTACGTCGCCAGTCTTGCATGGTCTTAACCTTTTTCTTTACCGGAATCTTCTGAAACGTGGTTTCGTTTTTGCTTGTTACGGTCATAACTACCTTTACCTTTCTTGGGTGGTACGACACTGGCCCTGCGTCGGGATTGGGCCAGTGCCTTTGCTACGGGATTGACTGGACGTATCTTAGCCACGGGCCACAAACTGTCCGCTGGATGCATCACGCGAGACTGACAGGTATCCCTTGTTAGAAGAGAATGTACCCTTGTTCTTGTAGCGTGATGTAGTGCGCCGGAATTGCAGGTTCTCTACACCGATAGGGTTACGAATGATGGCCTTCACGTTTACAGTCTTTTTGAACATAGCGTTATTCCTTTCTGCCCTTGGCAGTTAGTGGTTGATGACTAGGTTACTAAACTAGTCGGGCTGTGGGGTCAACCCCCTATTTGTATCTACTTGGCAACGCCCCGCTGGCATCGGTTATCTAGCGTCCTGCCCCATTGTGATGCCCACTAAATGGGCTTTCCTGTTAGGCCGTCCGGCTTTGTTCTGCCTTTCGATGATGTCAGTATCCCCCCATAATGTGGCACGAATAAGGCAACAATAACTTTTTTTACGTCAAAGATTTGACACCTTACCCCCACCCCCTGTCAATATATTGACGCCAGGAATTAGTCCACCCTATATTGTTTAGCCCCATCTAACATTGTATCCCCCACCTAATAAAGTTAGCCATGCCTAACATTGTTAGCCCCCACCCTAAAAGTTAGTCCCACCTAATAGTGTCAAAATATTGACACCAGGAACCAGGAATATTACAAAATAAAAAGGCCAGCCGGTGTGATACCGGCCAGCCCCACTATTTAGGGACGGTTAAACTTGCCGTCTGTGTAGTAGTCCATCATGCGCTGAATGTCGGCAGATGATTTGCCAGCCAATCCTGTTGCTACATATCGGGCATCATCCCGCGCCAGATGTTTCCGCAATTCACGATATAGGCGTTGCGCTTTGGTCATGTTGTCACCTTAAAATTTTGGTCGTTTGTTTTCAGTATCCAACGCTGGTCAAAATTTCCTTTATCGGATTTATGCATTGATGATACAAGCCATGCCGGATTGCCGTTAAAGATGCCGTCGGCTTGCACTAGCCAATGGATACCATGCTGCGCGATACGGGTTTTGCCGTGCCGTGTTTTGCCTGACAGTTTCAGCCATTGCCAGTCACTGTCGCGCAGGAAATTGCGCTTATTCGTTATCATGTCGTTTCCCTTTCATATGCGCGTTATGCGCGTTCAATGGTTATCGTGTCGTTCTTAAACGTCGCCAGATAATGGGTCGCGCCATCCATGAATTCGGTTAAAAACTTGCCGTTCAAATCCACAATGGGACGCGCTGCCGTTCCGGCAATCTTTCCCTTGTGTTTGTCTGTATCTTTCACGTCGGCAAATTGCAGCGACATAACCGGCGCATTACGTCGCTGGCCGTCACATATGGCCGTATAATCAATCATGATGCGCTTGAAACGTCGCCCATGATAAAAGCCATTCATGGTTAATATGTCGCCTTCTATCCAGATACGCGCATTGCCGCGATTATATGCTGTTTTGAATGTCTTTTGCATGGCTGTTTCCTTTCACGCTGTTTCGTTTGTCATTATTGACTAAAGAATAAACATGGCGACAATAGGGCAATGCCGCCATGCTTTGGTTTAGGTTATGCCGCAAAATTGTTTTTCCCTGCGCCATGCGCCGGAATGGCAATAGACTTTGCAGCAATGCTACTACCGGCACAAAGCTTACAAGCTTGGCATTGGACACGCTGTCCGGCCTCTTTACTGGCGGGGCATAGTATCTCTTTACCGGCGATGATATCTGAAACATTGGCGACAACGCGAAATGTTCTTTCACCATTGCGCCAAGCTTCCCGCGCTTCCTGTTCTGTATCTGCCGAACGCATGACCATGTCGGGCCTATAGTCTGCGCCAGTCACGCCGGATTGGTGGCTATATCCCGTCCACCCGTCGGCATCTGATAGCAAGCTTTCCCATACATACGACGGGACAGCCGACGGGTCGCCATATGTGCCTAGTCGGACCATACGATTTGCGCCAAGCTTTGCGATAGCATCGTGACCCGTTGCGGTATCATAGACGCCACGCTGATAAGCTTTCCACACAATCAAAACGCCCTGCGCGATATTCACATAGCATGACCGATTTTCTGCCAGTTTGCGCGATGGGTCATCAGTAGGGGTGCCGCGATGTTTACAATCGCCGCAAATAGAATAATCCGCGCCGGTTTTGTTTGCATCGCGTGGGTCTATGTCGCGGCAGAGAATGTACGTCTGTACCATGTCGCCGGTTTTAGCATTGCCTGATTTGCGAATGGCAATTGCGATGATTGGTGTGCCGTCTAACAGGGATGGTCCGTTATAGATAATCATGGTCTCGTTTCCTTTCCTATTCGGTGATAGCTTCAAAGCTAAAGAGATATCCGGCAATAGATATCATTTCAAATTCTGCCATACAGAAAACGTCTATCACGTCATCTAAATCGGCATTGGCTGGCACATAGATATGCAAATCATATGCGTCAGAATATGCCATGTATTCAATCCAGCCCATGTCACGGCATTCAATGGCATTAGTAGGCCATGGCGATTTGCGCGTGATGTGGTCATAGTATGGCAGGTTATGTGCGCCATGCTTTGCGGCCCATGTATCGCGTGACATGAATTTTGCGTCGTTAGTCATTTCGCTTTCCTTTCATATGCGCGTGAATATTTTGTCTATATGTCCTAGCAATGTGGCAAGAATAAGACAACATGGAATTTTTTTCATGGGGTGGGGTGTTTTTGCAGCAATGGGGATGCCTATTTTTTGTGCATCGCCCTGCCTATTTTTTGTGCAATCTTTCAAACCGCGCCATTCTTTCAGCATCATATAGGCGTCAAGTGATAGCATAACACTTGGCAGCCTTAATAAAATCAATGACTTAGGCGATGCTTTTAATTTCTGGCGCAACATTGTTCCTGATTCGTTGCCGTTTCGTTCACGTTTTGTTCCAGGATGCCGGTAGGGCAGGACCGCCACCCCGTACTGGTACGTACGTATATGGATAAATACACAGATTAGGAAAATTGAGTGTTAACCACATGGGCAAATGATAAACACGGGTGGCATCAGTATACACAGGACAACAAATATTTTGTCAGCAATAGTTAATTTTCTTCTTGACAACATATAGTGAAGTGTGGTATAACTCTATTATTAGATAATACATTAAATGTTCTTAAAAAGATGTTAAAGACATTATATGATAACATTAAATGTAGCATTTAATAACCCCCTACTAGACTAATTTGTATTAATCGTAAAAAAGTAGTTGACAATGGGAAAGAAATCTGTAAAACTATACACAGATAATGTGTTAGATGCATTCTATGATGCCATAAAGAACAACACATTACATAATTTGCATATTCCTCACAGTGATGTCTTTTATGTAAGGCAAGCTGTGGAGGCACATTATGGTCGTCCTTTCACATTGAAACACGTTGAGGCTGCAATGAAAGCAGAAGGATGGAAGGACACAGATGATGTTTGAAGCAGTTGTATTGGCATGTTTAATGTCTCAACCCAATATGTGCATAAAAGCAGAAGATGCACGTGGACCATATGATACTGAAGCTGAATGTGTTATGCGTGTGCATCAGATGGTTACAGCAATGCAATTAACATTTCCACAACCACATACGTATAAGTATAAATGTAGAGAACCAGAGCCAGAGGGTATTAAATTGTGAGCATAGAGTACCGTGGCATTACATTCCCTGGCTACAATAAGCCCATCAAGTCTAACCGTGAAGGTAAGAAAAAGATGGTGTTGGCTAAGAAAGGTGACAAGGTAAAGCTGATTCATTTTGGTGCTACGGGCTATGGACACAATTACAGTGCTGCAGCCCGTAAGTCATTTCGTGCTAGGCATAGCTGTGATACCGCTACGGATATCTTGTCTGCACGGTACTGGGCATGTCGCACTTTATGGGGTGGGGCAGGTAAGCCTAAAAAATCTAGTCCTAAATCACGTAAGGGAAAATACTAATGGCTAAGAAAAAAGATGATGTAACAGTTGTGTCAATTGGTGTAGGCACAATGCCGCGCAGCAAGCTGAAGAAGATGAAGAAGGCAGAGATGATGATGGGTGGCATGGCTAACGGCAAGAAGCACATGTATTCTGCTGGTGGTGATGTCACTGACAAGCTGCCCAACAAAGGTCTAAAGCAACTTGCTAAAACAGAAAAGGGAAAAGCTGCAGTACGCAATATGGGCTTTGATGTTTAAGTGGCTCCGCGTATTGCACGAAAGAAGGGTCAACCTGCTAAGTCGAAAAAGCATAGCGACTTATATACGGATGAAAATCCTAAAGGCACTATACGTGGTCTAAAGTTTGCTACTGTAAAAGATGCAGAAGCATCTGTACGCAAGATTAAGGCATCCGGTAGGTCACATGCTCATAAGACACAAGCGGCGATTGCTATGGAACAACGTGCTAGAGCGGCAGATAAAAAGGCCGCTGCTGCAGTGTATAGAAAGTTTATTGAATCCCAAAAAAGGAAAACCCGTGCATCCAGTAGAGCGTGACATTCG